GCGAGAGGATCCCTTCGCCGCCGTCTCCGGGGTGGTCGTGGTGGTGGTGGAGCCACGAATCTAGTACGTACCCTAGTACTAGTCGTGGTGTTAGTATCAGTAGATACAACCTGGATTGTGTTAGATGTAGCTGTATCGCCAATAGTTCTAGACTCTGTGGAGTCCTCTCTTCTAACAGTAGCATTCCTCAGAGATAAAGTAGCCTCTTGAGTTACATCAACATCACCTTGTGAATAGAATGTTTTATCGCCCGCGGTTGTTGTAACACCCTCAATAGAGCTATTAACACTACTACTTGTCAATCTGAATGTGGATCTACCAGTTTCAAATGTAGGGTTGGAAGGATTATCAGGGTTTGGAACGAAGTAGGAACCAATAACGGTACCAACTCTGTCACTGACCATTCTTATTGTTGTAACTTTTGCTTGAGCTCCACTAGATTGGCCGGTCAAGATCATTGATTCAGATACCCAACCACTAAACTCAGGAGCATCCTGAGATTGGAGACTAAACGTATCAACATTTAGAGTAGTGGATGATGCTGAGTATGTGGAAGGAATTTCTAAATCTCTATTATAGGGATTGCTATCATAAGTATCGGTAGGTATATTGTAAGGACCATACTTGTGGTTACTAGAGGCAACTCGGAATGTAATATTTGGAACTGTTGAACCATTAGTGATCGCAGAACCACCATCACTCATTGCACCAACTACAGCCTCACCAACCTCAAATGTACCATTGAGCATTTCAATCTGAAGTAATTTGGGCGATACGTAGTTGTTTACATCTACATCATCAAAGAATGAGTAGACTCTTGTATAAGGTCTGAATCTTGTGCCGATGACGCTGATATTGCGCATCCTCATGAAGTTGATAATCTCTCTTCTTACAACTCGGTCGCCGAGAGATTCGGTGTCAATTTGCTCATTAACGAAGAACTGTTTTCCATCTCTAGTCTGTGAAAGATTGATGGAAGTGGTCGCAGAAATATTATTTGTAGTGGTATCGGTTGTAGTAGTATTAGTATTTCTAACAGTTGTCGTTACCCTACCGCCACGAGATCTTGAAGTAGATGAAGAAGATCTTCTTCTTCTGGAACTACTGGAAGATTGTGTGACATCATTCGACAATGAGATGTCGAGATCAACTCCTACAGTCTGCCAAGAATTCCAGATAATCGGAGATACGCCAGATCTAGAACCATCAGCTGCTGTACTAATCTCTGCACCAAGTGCTTCTGCTACACCACGGAAGGAACCTTCCATCATGACTGAATTAGTCCCTAACCTATTAACATCAATCCATACATCTACCTCAGGAATAAGATCAATATCACCTTGCCAGAACTGAACTAAGTAAGGAGTTACGTTTTCAACTCTAGTTGCAAATGGTTGTTGTAACCAGAGATCATCTGTGTAGTCAAGAGAGAGAGCATTATCAGATCTTTTTATATTTGCACCAACAACCTCTGCAAAGTTTGCATCCTGGTTTGCATCAGAAGTAGTACCAATACCAGTGATTGTAGTAGTTCCTAGTTGGAGATTAAGTGCTGTAGTGTAGTGGGAGGGTCTGAGAACACCATTAGTTACATCGACACTATTTCTAACACCTGCAGATAAATCCTGAGAATCAGTACTGGAGAAGTTATCTACAAAAATACCAGCCTTGAATCTGTTCTGTCCGTTAGCATCTGCAACAAATGTGTTTAGGGTATTGGTTTCAAGTTGACTTAATGATGTATAATACTCAAGATTTTTAATTCTCTGTTCAAGTTTAGAGATATCACTCATCTGATATCTCTTATGATCAATGAACTGAATATTTGCGTCAGAAACATTGAAAAGATATGGTGGTAGATATACATTAGCAATGTTCATTACATTGCTTAAACTATCAGGAAGTCTTGGTGTATCGTCAGGTGCACCGTACAGAACTCCAAGAGCACCATCAGTATTGATGAAGATTCTGTCAACTCTAGGGAGATAATAATCATATCCCAAAGTCATTGACTCATCGGACGCAATAATATGAGGTGAAGAGTGTTGATTAGGATTAACAAAATTTCTACCTTCAAATTCAAAAGGTGATCTTCCTCCCTCTACTATTGGATAATTTGCAACTCTAAATCTTCCATCAACAATATCACAATTTCTAACACCATTTACCGTCTGAATCTCATTCCCATAATTGTAACCAACATACGAATTAACTGTCGTGATATCACCAGTGTCGGATGGATCATATGAAGACGCCGCATAGTAAATACGAACTTTTCTTGATGGGGCTTGAGCTCTTTCCCTTCTTATAATTCTAGAGTAATCGTAAAAAGTCTCTTTTTGACCATTAAAGAATTTAAAATCTGACGTAATGTCCTGGGAGCCAACTTTTACATTGGACGATACTGCATTTACACTGGAAGACTCAAAGGAGATGACCTCAGCATTTGCAAAAGTTGAATCATTCAGATAACAGAAGCATATTGCTGTATCGTCAAGTCTCTCAAGATAGATTCCTTTTGCACCACTAGTTTTTCCGACCAATACCTCACCAATAATAAGGTCATTGGTAGTAGCAGTGATACCATCCATCTGGGATAGTGTCATAAACGGTGAAGTGGGATCTTGAGTATTCTCCGACTCAAAAATACCATATATCCTGTATACATCAGGAATGTTCAATGAAATCTCATGATCCTGAACTCTTGTTCCATATGGCCAGTTACCAGATGTAAGACCATCATTCAAGGTAGTAGAACCGATACCCGATGCAACTTTACTTGATTTGTTGATGATCAGACTTTGAGCTATATTTCTGATCTTTGTTTTTGATGTTATATTAGATTTCCTAATCGTAGTAATAAGTTTAGTCTGCGTGTCATCACTACCAAGTCCATTTATTTGAACAGAGGTAGAACCATTAGTAAATTGGAACCTATCTTCTGTTAGAACTTCTGTTGCTCCATCTGACCTAATAAGGGTATACCTCTCCTCATCAAAGGGTAAGAAGACTTCATTGTCTTCTGCATTGATGAGCGGAGTAGAACCGTCAGTAATAGATGTGCTATATTGTCTTCTAATAATCAGTTCACTATCGATAAGATCTACTGATGAGACGTTAAATTTGGGGAGGATACTAAAAATGGATTCATTATTGGCCAGATTACCTGATCCAGTACCACCAGTTCCTCTTGTTTGAAGGAGTTCAAAGTTCTGAACATTCTCAACAGATGTGGGGATTGCTCCATCACATGCACCATAGATTGATGCAACAGCTTCTACCGTAATATTTGTTTTGGCCACACCTACAACTTTATTCAAAGTTGAAACGTAAAATCCAGGTCTAGAATATCGGATGATATTTCCGGTAGAGACAATACCTACGAAAGAAAAGCCAAGATTGGCAGGAATAGAAATTAATGATTCACCACCAGACTCTGCAGATACGTTAGCAGAACCAAAGTTACGATTAATTGATTGTACTGTATCGCCGGTAAATGTTGCTGCAGTACCGACAATACCAAAGACTGACTTAACATCAGACATTGAAAAGTTTCTATCACTTACAATAAATCTTGCATTGTCGAGAACATTATTGAAAAGAAGTCTTTCACCTTTGAAAAACTCACCTTCTACATTATAAATTGTAAGAGTTGTAGAGTTAGTTACAGCTGTTTTAAGATAACCTTTCGCACCACTGGACTCACCTTTGATAAAAGTGGATACATTCAGAGTAACTGGTTCGTTAAGTTGAACGGTAGCGAACAGTTGTGTATCAAATAAAGATAGGTCCCATACATTTGTATTGGGGAGTACGGAATCATATGCTCCACTCTCCAGTACAAAATCATAAACACGTGCAATACCAATCTCCGCACCAGGAGCGGTAAGAGAATTTACGCCAACCCTTGAGTCTCTAAGACTGAGAGTCAATGAGGTATTGATACCAATGGTAGCAGAACCTGTAACTCTAGTGAGGTTAAGAGTAGGGCCAAAACCAAAATTTACAGCTTGATTCTCAGCATTCTTCGTAGTTCTTGGCTTTCTAAAGTCTACAAGTGTAGGAGAAATTGTCTCTACTTCATATCCCTTTACGTATGCTTTACCAGGAGATACCCTATAGATTCCTAAATCTTCACTAGGAGTACTACCAGACTGAGTAGTTTGGTTACTATTGTAGATACCTCTATTGCCCTCATTATCATTAAGACTATTCTTGACAGAGGTTACAAATTCCTTGACGTAATAGTTACCGGACTCATCAAAAGTTCTTCTCGCAAACTCCTTACCGAGGAAGTTATAATCAGTATTTTTATTAATAAGACGAAGAATTCCATCATTTACCTCAGATAGTTGTACAAAGTTTGGTTCATCAAAACTATCAAATGGTTTCTTAGATAGAGTTGTAGATATTTTTAATCTATCAGCACCAGGTGCGGTGAAATTATTAAAACCTTGAGCGTTATCATTTAGTTTGGGATCAAGATCAGAAGAGATAATCTCCTCAATAACATCTAATCCGACTCGGTAAGATGGGGAATTACTATATTGATCAAGAATCAGAGTCTGGGAATCGACATTGACAAAATATCCTCTCAAGAAATATACGCCCTGCCCAATATTAAATGATGAACCAATAATGGCTGCATTTTGTGGGATTGTTGTTGCAAATCCTTCTCCTGCAGAAATGAAGGTAGATGCATATGTTATATTTTTACTAGTCGTCAGAATTTCACTACTTTTGAATACGTCAGGGTCTGCATCAGAAATGGAGTTGTTCTCATAGTTTACGTAAAGTGTATATACTCCCCTCTCAGACTCTTGATCTGTGATATATGTAACGACCTTTGCAGTAACACCACTCGAAGAGCCAGTAATTGTTGTACCAACCAACTGGTCTAGATAGATACCCACTGGGATACCCAAAAATTCAGGTTCAATCTGAATTCCATAAAAGTTGCGTAGGTAAGTTAAATCCCCAGGAATAACTTTTGCACCTTCTTTGAAGAAATGGTTGCCCATTTCTTCTACCTGATTCTGCAGAATAGATTGCAGCCCTGTTAGCTCTCTTGCCTGAACAGGGAAACCAGGTTTAAATAGAACCTTATAATAATTGGATTGAGGATCAAAGTCGTCAAAATAAGGAGCGACATTGAGATTAGTTTCCTGTGGCATATCTCTTAGAATTGCAAGATAACTTTAACGTCTTCTTTCTGTGAAGATGATCTAGTAACAGAGGGTCTGTTATCAACATAAATGATGTCACCAGAGCGTTTTTGAGACTCTGGCTTGGAAACTCCAAATGTGAATTCCTGACCCAGGTAATATGTCCTACTATTTATTGTAGTAGAGACACCTGTAAATTGAACATCAATGTTCAATATATTACCAACATTTGGATTAATTTGTAAGCTACCAGATCCCGTAGGAGAAGCAGTAAATTGTAACTGCTCAAAACCAAACTTAGGAGAGGGATCTTGAGAACCGTTGGTATTGAGACCAGCTGTAGATCTGTCCTGCCAATACTTCAAAATACCTGTTGCTTGGTCATATGAAACAACCCTACCAACTGCAGTAGAACCTAGACCGACTGTTTGAGTAACAAATGCATCAGCAGTAAACGTTGCTTCACTATAACCAGTTCCTACAAGTTTCAGAGCATAAACCGAACTGGCTTTGTCAATCGTGAGTAATGTAGATGAATTATAATTTGTAGGATTTTTAACGATTCCTACTTGAGCAAATTGATTGCCCGTGATAAAATCTGGATTCTGAGTATCGTTTTCAAATCTAGCATAAGAAAGAACATTGTATGCTCCTAACTCACGATAGATGTCAGCACCATGCCCACCTGAAGGAGGTATGATAACATCAAAGATTGGATCAATTGTTCCGTTTGGAACTCCACCAGTTTCTAAATCTAGAGTTCCAAAAGAGTATCCATTACCTCCGTTTGACACAGTTACAGACTCAATCTTAGAATCATTATTAATAACAACTGTGGCCTCTGCACCACGTCCATCACCCAGAATTGGTACTCTAGTATAGGTAACGTTTGCAGTACCAATACCAACGCCACGATTTCTGATGGTTACAATTTTGATCTCACCGCTAGTAGCTGCATTACCTCTTACAGAATCATATGAAGAATTAGTATACCAGTCAGTTGGAACTGGCATGTAGTTTGTAGAGTCAAACTTAATGATCTGATTTGGTTTAATGGAATATAGATATTTCCAAATATACCCGTCACCACTACTACCAGCCTCTCTGGGTTCTAGATCGGTAAAGTTTGGTTCGTCCAAGGAAGGACCACCTCTATAACTATTCTCAGGATTGGCGTTGTTAAACAAACAAATATAAACTTTAAACTCACTATTCACCACATAATAATTTGAATCGTAGATGTCAAACGCACCAGTTGGTTGAGAAGGATTATCTCTTGTGATGTCGTTTCTCCACATATCATATGTGGTTCCAGATTGCCACTGAATCTTTCTTATAACTTGACTTACATCTCCAGGGTTGATCTTTTTGAGAGCCAACATTGTGTCCCAATACCAGTCGGATTGATCCAAACTGTCCATTGGGGCAGGAGGACTGGAATTCCAATCAGTTTGATATTCAGTGGCGTTAGGAAGACCAATCCACGCATAATATGAATTATTAGTATTTTGTACCGAATCTACAAAATTCCTTGCATTCACAATGCGCAATTGATCCGTAATTATTGCTGGCATTTTTGTTAGACTTTTTTGTTATTTATTATGATAATGTAAGAGTTGTTGAACCAATTCCAGCAACACTAAATGAGAGTTGATCTCCAGAAAAACTTATTTGAACTGCTTGAGTAGAAATTCCACTAATAAATCCACCAGTTGCTGTTACAATACCAGTATTAAACTGAGACGATGCAGTGACTACCCCTAAGGTAGAAACACCAGACACAACTAGGGAGTCTGTTTGGATATTTGCAGTAACAGCAATACCAGTTAGATTAGAACCATCGCCAATAAAGTTAGTTGATCTGGTATTACCAATAATGGTGACACCATCAGCCCTTGTCTCTAATTTCTTTTGGTTATTATAATAAAGTTCAACACCAAAGTTGCTATCAGGGTTTGTTGCGAAAACTACAGCAGTTCCACTTGCAGATACCATGTTGGTATTATCACCAATAATGTTAAAGTTACCAATAGTGGTCTGTAAAACATTACCAGTGGAATCAGTATGGTATATATGGAATTCATCCTGATTTCCCATCAGAATTTTATTTGCATTACCAAACGTCAATGATGAACCAACACTTACTTGATCAATAAATGTTGTAATACCGAGATTTGTTGGGCCAGTAACAGTAAGGACACTCGTTACACCCAATGTAGCAACAGTAGCAACACCAGTAATCTTGAGATTTACGCCAGTTGCTTCGTCATAATTGAGATCTCCAGTACAAGACCAATCCCCAATCTGCGATGTCGGACCAATAAATGTAGATGGTCCTGTAACAACTATCGACGATGATGCTGCAGAAACCGTTACAGTTCCAAAGGTTGAACTAACAGATACATTATCACCTGCAACAATACCAGTAACAATTCCTACAGCTAGTGTAGACCCATTACCGAGTAAATCATATACCTCAGTAAAATTACTGTTAATTTTATCAGCACCTGATAAAAGAGTATCACCGGTCCCACTATTAGGACCGGTCCCCGTATTAATACCTTGGTATGCCATCTACAAAATCCTTTTGTATGTTTTTATTTATTTCAAACAACGTAGTTGTTGTTCTTTAATGGTTTCTCTCTCTGAATCAAAGGAGAAGTTGTAATACCGGTGTATGAATTTGGTGTAAACTCTAAAGCACCTTTTACAATTCTATTCAAGAACTGAATTTTACCCCAACTAAACTCACCCCAAATAATTTCATTATTATAAACACCACCATATCCAGTAGCACCGAAGGCAACGTTGTTAACTTCAATCCTTCTGAGGGCAGTAGTTCCAACACCAACTGAAGGCGAATACTTAATGACCGTAAATGCTTCAGCAACCTGATAGATACCGTCAAAGT